GCTCATGCATGACATTGCCTTTGCACTGATGGCTGTACAGACCCAAACCACCCATATCCTGAATGAGTTCCCTACGAAAGCAGCGCAGACGAGCTGGGAAGAAACTCCCCAAGTCTGACGCTGCCGGATTTTATCTACTCCACTTACAACTCCCTGCTGGAAAGCGGATGGCGTATGCAAGAGATTGACAGCATGGATATGCTGGGCTTTCTCCGCATCCGGGCTTGGCACGCCAGCAGGGAGCACAAAAAGAAAGAGCCTATGCACCGATATATCGATGAGGTGTGGCCTGACCTGAAATAAGAACCGAGGTGAACCCCATGAGCGAGGCCCTCCGCGACCTTGTCGTATCCCTATCTTTGCAGACGGACAATTTCACACGTAACATCCGCTCCGTCAACCGGCAGATCCAAGAGGCGGAGAGCTACTTCCGTCAGGCTTCGGCTGGTGTGGAGGACTTCGAGCAATCAGCCGCAGGTCTGTCTACCAAGCTATCCACGCTGGAGCGCAAGCTGTCCCTGCAGCAGGATGCTGTTGACCAGTACGAGCGTGCGTTGCAGGCTGCCAACACACGTCTGCAGGAATGCTACGATCGGCAGAATGATTATGCCTCTCGTCTGCAGAATGCACGTGCAGCACAGGCAGCTCTCAAGCAGCAGGTGCAGGCTGGTGCGCAGGCGGTTCAGCATTACTCACAAACGCTGGGTGCGAACCACTCCGCCACCATTGCTGCGCAGGGCAATCTTGACCGCCTGAAGGAAGAATACCGACTGTCTGTGGTTGAGGTGCGCAAGCTTTCCGGGCAGAATGCTGCGCTGGAGAAGTCCACCCAAAACGCTGCGGATGCCGTCAGCCAAGCTAATACCAACCTCAACAATGCCCGGGCTGCAGTACAGACAACCGAGGCGGAGATCGAACAGTGCAATCAGGCGCTTCGGCTGGCACAAACAGAATGGGATGCTGCTGGTAAAGCAATCAAGGACAATACCAGCGCTATCAATTCCTTCGGCAAGCAGATCAGCCTGGCTGAGAGTAAGTTCCGTCTGGCTTCTGCTGGTATAAAGGAGCTGGATAAGAGCGTCCCCGGGTTGACGGCGAAACTGACGATGCTGGGTGATAAGGTTGAACTTCAGGAACAGCAAGTCCAGAAGTACGAGCAGACGCTTGAGGAGGCTAAACGCCAGCTGCTCGCAGCACAGCAAGCTAATGACCCGGATAAGATCCAGGAAGCAACGGATGCTGTCACCGAGGCGGAGACTGCCCTCAATAATGCCCGGGCTGAACTGAAGCAAACCCGCAGTGAAATCGAGGAAACCAACCGCCATCTGCGGACGGCGCAGTCGATGTGGACGGAGCTTGGTGAAGATCTTACTGCCGCAGGTGAACGGCTGAAAAAGACTGGCGTTCTGTTCACCGAGATTGGACAGACGCTGACAACTACGGTCACCGCACCTGTGCTAGCCCTTGGTGCAACGGCGATCAAGGCTAGTGTTTCCTTCGAGAGTGCTTTCACTTCTGTTCGCAAGACGGTTGATGCCACGGATGCTCAGTTTACGCAGCTGTCAGCTGACATTAAGCAAATGTCCACGGAGGTTGCTACCTCTGCGGATGACATCGCTGAGGTGGTTGCTATTGCTGGCCAGTTAGGTATCGAAACAGATTATCTGACTGCTTTCGCCCGAACGATGATCGATCTGGGAAACTCCACGGATATCGTAGCGGCTGACGCAGCGTCCACGCTGGCGAAGTTTGCCAACATTACCGGCATGGATCAGAGTCAGTTCGGCAACCTGGGCGCTGCACTGGTTGACCTGGGTAATAACTATGCTACGACTGAGTCCTCCATTATGACGATGTCCATGCGTCTTGCAGCTGCAGGTCATCAGGTCGGTCTGTCAGAAGCACAGATTCTGGGTTTTGCTGCTGCTCTGTCTTCTGTTGGTATTGAAGCGGAAATGGGCGGCTCGGCATTTTCCAAGGCGCTTGTCAAAATGGAGGTTGCAGCAGCCACTGGCGGCGATGCGCTAGATGATTTTGCTCAGGTCTCCGGCATGACATCTACCCAGTTCAAATCCCTGTGGGACAGTGATCCGGCAGCGGCATTCCAGGCGTTTATCGTGGGACTTTCCCAGATGGACGAGGAAGGTATGTCAGCCATTGCTACCCTGCAGGACATCGGCATCGCAGAAGTCCGCCTGCGCGACACACTGCTGCGCGCAGTCAATGCAACTGAGCTGTTCGCCGAAACACAGCAGACAGCGACCAGGGCGTGGGCAGAAAACACAGCACTAACGACAGAAGCCGGCAAGCGCTATGCTACCACAGAGAGCCAGCTGATTAACCTGAAGAATAAGGCCATGCTGTTTGCACAGCAGTTGGGCGATGATCTGAACCCTACCATCAAGGAACTGATCTCTGGCGCAGATGATATGCTGGATCGGTTCTTGGAACTGGACGAAGCTCAGCGTCAGCAGATCATCGAATTTGCCATGACGGCTGCATCTGTTGGCCCGGTGTTGCTGGCATATGGCAAGGTCAGCAAAGGCATCGGCACCATTACTACCGGCATCGGTAAGTTTGCGACTGCAGTGGGTAAGGCTGGTGGCGGTGCAAAGGGATTCTTCACGGTACTAGGCAAATCGCCTTCCGTATGGATGGCTGTTGCCGTTGCAGCGATTGCGGCGACTGCCGCCATTGTGGACTATGCAAGTGGTGCCCGGCAGGCTCGAGAAGCCTTGGAAGGTATGGCAGAGACCGCTGAGAACTGGCGTAACACTGCCGCTGACACTTTCTTTGGCAGCAGTCAGGGCTTGAACTTTTTCGGTATGTCTGAATCTGACTTCGAGCGGGAAACTGGCGACATGCAGGGATGGATGGATGGCATCCTTGCTGTGTGGTCGGATGGCAAAAGGGAAACCAATGCCATCGTAAAACAGTGGCAGGATTCCTTCAAAGCCATCACTGCCACTACCCGTACAGAACTGCAGGAACTGAAAGCTTCTGCAGATGAAAATGGGTACACCTCTGTTTCGGTTAGCCTGGCTGCAGACATTGCCCAGCTGGATGCCATCGACAAAGAGATGGACAAGCTGATCAAGCGTCGGCAGAATGGGCGCTTCACGGATAAAGACAAACAGCGCATGCAGGAACTCATCGACATGCGCGGTGCGATCGAAATCAAGTATCATCTGACTGAAGCGGACACAGATGGCTTTGATACCATCCGCAAAAAGCTGGAGGCTGAGGTTGCCCGTGCGCAGGCCCGTGGTCAGCAGGATGCCAGTGTTACCGTGTATGAAAATGCCATGGTTGCATCGGCGGAAGGTATGGCGGCAGTGAACCGCCAGCTGGACGAGCAGTATGACAAGGAATACGAACTGGTAATGCTCATTGAAGATGCCACAGAGCGTCAGGCTGCACTGGATGACCTGAACGCCCGCTATCTGTCCGACCGCAAGGCGGCTGCGCAGGAATATGCCGCCCTTCTCGCCAGCATCGTTATGCCGGTATGGGAACAGGCGGATATCCAGAAGGTTAATACCGATATGGATACTTTGGTACAGCTGATGCGTGAGTATTCCACTGCTACACAGGATGAAAAGCCTGCCATCCTTGAACAGATGAATCAGCTGACCGCAGGCATGGATGAAAGTGCTGTAACTGAGTATGTTGCCATGCTTACACAGATCCAGTCGTTGCTGGATAGTGGCATGACGGAGGACGAAGTAAGCGCCCTGTTCCCGGAGATTGACTTTTCTTCTGCTCTAGAGCAGATTGCAGCTATTCAGGCATTTTTGAGTGGACGCCCCGGCGCTTTGCCTGGGCTGGAGTCCATGTTCGGCGAGGCCCTTCCGGAGGAAGTCCTCAAAATAGCAACCGATCTGGACATGACCGGTGCACAGGAACGATGGAATGAATTCGCTGCCAACCCCGGTGCGATCACCACCACCGCAGTCGTAAGCAGCTACACAGAAGCTGTGAATGCAACCAAGCAGCAGCCGACCGTAGATGCCTTTATCGGTAAGTATACCGAGGTGGCGGAGGGAGCGGACAAATCCAGCCTAACCCCGACAGGCTTAGTTGCGTATGTCACCAAGTATGCCGAGGTCACTAACGGTGCGGATGTGTCCGGTTTGACGCCTGGCAATATTACTGCCATGGTCGCGGCGTACCAGGAACTTGCTTCCGGCACAGATATCACTCAGCTGACGCCTGATGAAATCACCGCTTATATCATGAAGTATCTTGAGTCAGAAGGAGTGGATACCTCCAATCTGACTCCGGACGCGGTGACTGCCTTTGTGCTGGCCTATGAAGAGATCACTGGTGGCGCAAGTACTACAGCCCTAACCCCGGATGATATCACTGCCATG